TTCAGCGGCTTCCGAACAAGATGTCATATAAAATACTGATGTCTGCTTACAGGAAAGCCGGCAAGCATGTGGTTAATGCAGCCCGCCGAAATGCCCGTTCTGTATCCAAAACGCTGGCTAAGTCCATTGGTATCATGCAGGGCCGGGATAAATCGAAACCTACCATCTTTATTGGTCCCCGGTCGAAATCGAATCAATACAGGGGTTTGGTGAAGGTTCGGTCTGTTAAGCATGACGGGTGGTTTGCTCATTTCTATGAATTCGGCACATCGGTAAGAAAACCCAGGCGTAAGCAATATCTTACTTTCAAGGTGAATGATAACTGGGTTAAAGCAAGGCAGGCAAAAGGCATCCGGCGTCAGCCCTTCATGCGCCCGGCAATTGATCAGAACAAGCGCAAAGTGCTGGAAGGTTTCAAGGACGAACTGGCAAAAGCAATAGATAAAGAAATACAGAAACACGCTAAAAAATACAAATGGAGCTGAAAGGCATCATATCAGCATTGGAATCAAACGGGTTCACCCGTAAAATCTTCCCTAACGAAGCCCCGCAGGGGGAGGCTCTCCCTTATGTGGTTGCTTTCATCGTTGATTCTGATCCCCAGGGATCGGCTGATAGTGCCGTGGAGTTCCAGGATGTGCGCATCCAGCTTTCTGTATTTGCCAGTACTTATGAACAGGCTGTAACCATTGATGGTGAATTATTTGACATTCTCAATGATTATACCACGGCAATTTCAGGGCTGGATTATGACCGCATCCGGTATGCCGGCAAAAGGGATCTGCCCTTTGAGCCCGATCTCAAAGCGTATCACAGGGAAAGTGATTATCAAATGATTGTAAATTCATAATTCGCATAATTCGTAATCTATGGAACGAATAATTTTAAAACAAGAACACACACTAAGCTCTGGCCGTGTATTACAAAAAGGTGAAAGCCATTACGTAGATCGTGAAACCAAAAAGCGGTTGATAAAGCAGGGTATTGCACGGGATCCCAACGTGGTTGAAAAGCTCACTGCCAAAAAAACAGCAAAAGAAAAAGGCGTCTATAACTATAAGAAAGACGCTGAGGACGCCACCGATAAATCTTAATGTATTAAATATCATTAAATTAGAAAATAATGGCAACTACAGGAAAAGTTTCAACAAATGCGGTGGGGTTATACGTGGGTGGATCCATGATTGCCCTTTCTACTGACCTGGACTGGACATTGAGTTTGAATGAGATTCCTACTTCAAACAATGATTCAGGGCAGTATGAAGAGAATGAACCGGGAAAGGCGGTGATTGAGTTCACTGTGAAAGGGTTCGTTGCTTACGATTCCAACTATGGTGAGGCTGATCTGATTGATTTGGCTTTAGCCAGAACCAAATCTGAATTGAAGTATGGAACTGAATCAACCGGTGATAAGCGTTTGCGCTGCGATGCTTATCTGTATAATATCAGTGAAACTGGTTCTCACGACGGTAAATTAACGTTCTCAGCAACGTTCAAGTCTACCGGACAGATCTATCACGAAGAAATCACTTAAAATATAGTGTATGGATTTTGTAAAAATTAAGGATAAAGAGTACCCGGTATATTTTGGCTGGAATGCATTAAGAACCATTTCAGCCAAAACCGGTTGCACGGCTCACACCATTCGTGCCCATTTTGGCATTCGTTATGATTGGACTATCACAACAGCTCATGTAGGTTTGCTGGAAGGTGCCCGCAAATCATCTTATGAAGGGTTTGATCGTACAGAAGAAGAGCTGGCTGATCTTATTGATGATGATCCGGGTGCCATCCTTCGTTTGGCTAAAAGTGTTGCCAGTCAGTTTGAACAGTTGATGAGTGAACCGGGGGATGATGAAAAAAACGTAAAAGCCCCGCAAAGAGCGGGGGAGAAACCAAACGAGGCGACTGGATAGAATCCTGGTTAGCTGTTATGGTAGGCCAGGTTGGATGCAGTACGCATGATTTTTGGTATAACCAGAACCCACGGGAAAGTGCCCTTATATTCAATGCATATATTGAAAAGCTGAAAGTTCAGGATGAAATGGAATTCAAAAGGCAACGGGTTTTTTATAATGAGCTGATAAATGCATGGGTGCCTTCTGGTTACAGATTGGAGCCGCAGCAACGGTTTCCATTAAAGACAGAAAAAGAAGAAACTCAATTGAATTATCCTACTGAAAAGGATTTCGAATACTGGAAAAAGAAGTTTGATAAAGCACCTGCAAAAGTGAAAAAGTATGGCTGATCAGGCACTATACAACCTGTTGATGAAAGTATCTGCTGATACGTCTGAGTTCAACAGGAAAATGAAAGGCACACAGCGCCAGGTAAGCGGCTTCCAGAAGCAGCTTAGGAGCATGGCTACTATGGCTGCCGGTGCTTTTTCTGTAGGTGCTATTGTTAATTTTACAAAGCAATCCATTAAGGCTTACGATACCCAGGCCAAAGCTGAAGCGGCGCTGGCTGGTGCCCTGAAAGGGCGTTATGATATTCAGCGTGACCTGATGCAACAGGCTTCCCGCCTTCAGGAAGAAACCGCCGGTATGTTTGGTGATGAGCAGACCATCCAGGCCCAGGCGTTAATTGCTGCCCTTGGCCTGCAAGCTGATCAGATCAAACGGTTGATTCCCTTAATACAGGATTTTGCTGCTGTTGAGGAAATTGGCTTAAAACAGGCAGCACAAAGGGTGGCCCGTGCTATTGGTAATGGTTCGGATACACTCAAACGCTATGGTGCTGATCTGGATGTGGCTTCATCTAAAGCTGAAAATGCTGAGAAAGTAATCAATTCACTGGAAGGCAGCATCGGGGGCACGGCTCAGACAATGGGGCAGGCCGGTGCAAGTGGAATACAGGACCTTTCGGCTGCATTTGGAGATCTTAAAGAACAGATCGGGGCTGTGGCTACTGAATTAAGTAAAACAGGAGGGTTAACCAATCTTATTAAGGAAGATACCCGTCGCCTGGCTGGTTTCAATCGTGCTTTGCAGATCATTTCTTCAGATAAGATAAAAGAAAATACTTCATGGTGGGAGCGGCTCAGGCTGGTATATACTTCTATCCATGCTGATGGGGAAGATCTGAATAAAGTACTGGATAACATTGCCCATAACGTTGAAAAATCAGCCAACAGTGCTGCATTAAGTACTTCTGCTTTTCAGGAACAGTCACGCCGGTACCAGGAAAATACCAATCAGGTTAAAGAACAGATCCCGCTGTTAACGCAACTGGAAAATCAGATTAAAGCCGTAAAGGAGAAACGGGACAATGCTATTACTCGTGAACAGATTGCCCGTTACAATACCCGTTTGGTTCAACTGGAAGATGAGAAAAAAAAGTTGATGGAGCTGCAAACGGTAAAACGGGATCTGGCCCCGGCTCCTGCTAAAAAATCCACGGGCATTTTTGCCCTGGATGTGGATGTAAGTGCCAGTTCCCTGGATCCGATGAACACGGCCCTGGATCAGAATATTGATCAATTTGAATCATGGCAGCTTGCTGTGGAAGATACAGTAAACCGGGCTGCACAAACTATGGTTGCCGGGTTTTCTGAAATGGTCGGGGCTGCTATGGTTGGCGGTCAAACCATGAAGGGTATAGGGATGGGCCTTCTGGAATCATTTGCCGGTGTGTTGGAACGGCTGGGTAAGATTGCCCTTACCGTGGCAATAGGAATTGAAGGGATTAAAAAGGCCCTGCAAACATTGAATCCTGTGGTTGCTGCGGCTGCCGGTGTGGCATTGATTGCCCTGGCTGGCGCTGTCCGTGCCGGTGTAAGCAACATGGGGGAGGGCATTGGAAAAGAAACAGCCCGGAAACCTGGTATCAACATGGCAGCGGGCGGTGAAATACCCCCAGGTTATCCAAATGATTCGTATGGTCCTGTATGGATGTCATCTGAAGAAAGGGTTTTACCCGCACCAAAAAGCCTTCCCCCCGGTGGCGTTGGTGGTAGTGATAAAATAGATGTTCATATCAAATGGGTGCAGCGGGGCCGGGATCTGGTTGCCGTAGTGGATGAAGTAAGGAGAACAAAAAATAATTAACAATGGCCTACGGTTTAAAATATTACACTACATTTTATAACCGTAATGATTCAGTTCAATATGGTGTGGATCTGTATAGCAATAATTATACGGATGCTTCTGTATTTCTTAAACCGTTAGGTGAATTTCCTGTATTTGACAGTTTAGAAGGTGGGAGAGAAGATATTCACAAACTGGTAAAAGGTCATGAAGTTGAATTTTCATTCATTATAGAAGATGATACTTATGATGACCTTATAAAAAGCCAGTATAAGGATTTTTATTTGATTTATAAAGATATTACCAATAGTATTACTTTATTCAAAGGATGGGTAAGACCTGAAAATATTACCCGTGATTTTATTCATCATAAGCATACATTTACCATCTCCGCCAAAGATGGATTAGATAGTCTTAATGATCAGGATATTGAATTTAAAAAGGATGATGGATCTTTTTACAGGGGTGAATATTCCGGTATCTGGATTATCAAAGAAGCATTAAGTAAGCTGGATTACGATACAGGGTTGGATTTTGAGGTACTTTTGAATACATACGAAGAAAACAGGATGACCGCTGATCAGTGCGCTCTGGCTCAAATTAACATGGATACCCGTCATTTTTTAAGATTTGAGAATGGGAAAACCAGGGCGGACAATTGTTATCAGGTCATCGAAAAAGTAATGAAAAATTACAATTGCCGGTTACGCCAGTTAGAAGGAAAATGGAAAATTGTTAATCCTTATGAAGCAGATAAAGATTCTGTTAGCGATACAAGAAAATATGACATTGCCTGGTCTGATCTTTCTGTGACTGGTCCTACGGCTGTTAAAAATACATATACCATATCGCATGCACAACCAAAATATAAGCCAGATTCTAAATTATCAACGATACCCCCCAAAAAAGGCGTATCACTTACTTTTTTCAATAAGAACCTGGGGGAACCGATTGAAGCGGTTAATTCTTGGTATCAGGATGCAGATCCTGAATGGAATCTGCACAATTGTTCTGTAGATACCCCTACATATGCCGATGAACTGATGGTGATTATTGATACCACATCGGGTGGAGGCACGGATCCGGGGGCTTATATTCTCTCCGATGAGTTCAATGTAACAAAGGTTACGGATAACGATTACCTGAAATTCCGTCTGGAACATCTTCTCTATAGCGTTACGAGTTATAGCGGGAATCCTGATCTTACGAAAAAGTATGTACAATTAAAGGTTGAAGTATATAAGCCAGGTGTTACAGATCCTTTTGTAACTTCAGTAGGTTATCCCGGTGATCAGTATGTTGTTTGGGAAAGCCCCAATACGGATACTTTCAAAATCACGCAAACCGGCACTTATCAGATCAAAATATCCATGCCCTTGGTTGCTGATAAGCTGGGTGATTATACTTTTCTTAGGGTGTATTTCCGTGGCCGTCCTGATGTTTCAACGGTAACCGTTGAAGAAGATGGGGACGAGGTAGAACAGGTCACTTATGATATGAACTACGTGAAAACCCAGTCCAGTAATGGTTTTGGTTTTCGGGAAGAAGAAACCAGCTTTGGGGACGGGCTAAACAGTTCAGAAATCGGCGCCCTGCGGGATGCTTCCCGTAACCTTACATCATCCTGGAACCGTTATGGAAAAACAGACCAGTTGCCCTTGTTATACCTGTATCTGCAAAACGAGCTAAATAATTACAGAGATTATGCCAGTTTCATAACAGTAACACGCATTGATCTGGCTCATGAGATCACCCCGGAAAAGGTACTTATCATCAATAACCTATATTATGAAATCATAGGGTATTACCGTGATGTGAAACAGGGAGAGGTAGAACTGCAATTAAGGCAGATTTTTCCATCTCAC